TTTTTTCTTAGCAACAGACCACCATCAAGCCGATATTATAGACAAGAACACAAAAGCAATAATTAAAGCGGGTGAGATAAGCAAAAAATATTTTGCTATAAATAAAAATAAATTAGATGAGGTAAAGAAATTATTAAGTGATAACCATCATTTATATGAAATTATACGGGAAAATGTAGAAGTAAAATTATATTTTGATTTAGAAGGATTATTAAAAGATGATGAAGATGACACAATAATTACAACCAATTTTATAAATGCTATATCTCATATATTAAATAATGATTTTGATATTGAATTAGGAGACGACGAAATAATTATTTTAAACAGTAGCAGAAAAAACAAATTTTCAAATCATATTATATTTCAATCTATAATATTTAATAACCTAGCAGAAGAAAAAAATTTTATAACATATTTAATTAATCGTTTTAATAAACCATTAAATGATAAAGAAGCCGAACTATTTGAAAAATTATTTTTTATTGAAGAAGAAAAACGAAAATGTATTATGGATATTCACCCATACGGACGAAATCAATGTATTAGATGTATCAACCAAAGCAAAATATACAAAACATTTAAATTATTACCAACTAAACAAATAGATGTATTGGATACATTAACAACGTTTAAAATTGAATATAATGTATTAATAACTAAAAAAATTATTGAAGCCAAAACGGGACAAATGGCGAAACCAGTTAAACAAATTAAACAACAACAAACTAAAACAGAAGAACCAAAATTAACAATTGATAATTTTATAAATTTTGATTTTACACTTAAAGCAGGTAATACATTAATGTCATCTAAAAATTTAGGTTATGCTGATTTAAAAACTTTACCATTATATAAACAATATTTATATTTAATCCCTAATAATGGATGTGATTACAATGATTTTTTATATGTTGGCTTTGCTATTAAAAAAGCAGGTGGAAATAAAGAAGATTGGAGACAATGGGCTAAATTATCTAAAAAATACACAACAGGAAGCAAAATAGACACGTTTGATAATTTTAAGACTGAAGGACAAACTTTTAATATTTCTACCTTAAAGAGATTAGCCAAATTATCTAATAAAGATTATTTCAATACACAAGATGAATTATTTAAAACCTATTTTGATTTAGATTTGGAAGATATTAAAATAATTGAAGAAAAAAGCGAATTTGTAAGCCAAGAAGGAACACCAGACGCTAATAATATTTTAGATGAAAATAAATTTATTATCTTATATGCTTATCTAGGTCGTGGAAAAACTACAGCCATTAAAAGACTAATAAAAGAAAAAGGATATAAACGATTTTTATTTATTTCACCTCGTGTATCTTTTAGTTTGTTTATCAGTCAAGAGTTTGAGATTGATAATTATACAGATGCTTTATTAGATGAAGATGATAAAAATAAAGTATTTATTAATAACTCTAAAAAACTTATTATTAGTGTTGAAAGCATACAAAAAATTAATATTGATAATAATTATCAATGTATATTTTTAGATGAAAGCGAAGCCATATTAGCCCAATTTTCAAGCCCAACAATGAAAGCCAAATATTTAGATTGTTATAATAAATTAAATGAATTAATCAATAAAGCCGAGAAAGTCGTTTGTGCCGATGCTTTTTTAACTAATAGAACAATTAAATTTGTTAAATCATACGAGCAACCTATAACGCTTATTAAAAATAATACATCACCAATTAAACGAGATGCTATACGTTTAGAGATGGAAGATTTAGAAAAACAATTATTACAACAAGAGTTAAAGAACAATAAAAAGCCTTATATATGTAGTTCAACGAAAACAGCTTTAGAAAGTTTAGAAGCAGGTAAAAAATTTATGCCAGAATTATTTACTAACTCTATTATATATTATGGCGGTTATAAACGAGATGATAAATTATTTAAGGATACCCTTAAAAATATTAATACCAGTTGGAAAGATGCTAAATTCGTCGCTACTACTCCAACTAATACGGTTGGATGCTCTTACAGTGTTAAAAATGATTTTGATAATGTCTATATGATGTGTCCCGTTCCCACTTGTTCCGTTCGTGATATGTTTCAGATGATGATGAGAGTAAGACACATTAAACAGAATAAAATGTATTTTTCATTACCAGCAATTAAACGAAACACTAAAGCAAATAGAGACGATATATATTATTTATCTTTAGAAAATTATGAAAACTACAACAAAGAAAAAATACAATTATGTATTGATGAATGTAATAAATTTATAGCAGAAGATAAAGACAATCAACATATATTAAATATATTAGTTGAAACATTTAAAAAATTTGATGAAACACCTAAAGCATTAAGAGAAATATTATATTTTAATTTATTTGAAATGTATGTATCTAATACACATTATGAGAAAATGTATTATAAATTTTTAGATAAATGCGGATACGAATACGAGCAACCAATAGAGAAAGCTACTAAATCAAAGAAAGAAGCAAAGAAAGAAGATAAAGAAACTATAGAAGCAATAGAAAACGAAGACAATGAAGAACTTATTAACCAATACAATAATATTAAACTTATAACATCTAACGAAATAGATGAATATATATTAAATGAGAAAAAAATGAAAGCGTCAGCATCTGAAAAATTGATAAAGGAAAAATATTTTTATAAAAAGATGATTAAAGACGATTTAGATATAGAAGATGAGGCAAAACATTTTTTTAGTTTCATCAATCCACATAGAAAACAATATTTACAAAGAGCATACGAAGAAAAACACGCTAAGAGTTATATTGATATGATTGAGAAAGAAATTAGCGATAGTAATAAATGTAAAGAGATGATTAAGGGGCAAATGTTAAGATTAAGCATTATAAAAGATTTTACAAAGATATTAAAGCTTAATAATACATTTGATAGAGAAACAATTGTTAAACGTGAAGACGTTGATATATTAATAAAATATGTTGAAGATAACAGAAAGAAAATAACAACATCGTTTAATTTTGTTGATAGAGCTAAGCAACAAGTAGAAGAGAAAGACAAATACAGAACATTTTACCCATATATAGAAGAATGTTTAAAAAATTGGTCTGGTTGTTATTTAGTAGTTGAGAAAAAACATAGTAGTAGCAAGAAACCAATATTATTTAAGTTGAACGGCATTGATTATTTTAGTATAATGAGAGATATAACAGGGGGCGAAGTTGATTTTATTGAATAAATATTAAGATTACTATATGGTTTATCTTAATATTAAGCTTAAATACTGGTTAAACATTAATTAAAAATTTTTAATTAATGTTAATCTATAAATTAATATTAAAATTAAGTTTAAAAAAGTCTAGTTTTTTTTTCTAACCTAAATTAATATATTAAAATGGTGAAAAATGAAGATGTTATATTATCTTTTCTTGCTGATGAGAATAATAAAGCGGGTACTTTAGAATGTAAAGACGGACAACTAAAATTATATAATAGCATAATAGCAACAAAAGAAAAAGAAGCTAATAATATTAAAATATTTAAAGTATATAGTTCTAAAACAACAACACTAATAATGAATATGCTACCTAATGTAAAAATTAATTGGAAAAATGGCGGATGGTATTTAAACGGTGAAAAATGGGAAAATGATGAAGCTTATATAAATATTAAAAATCCTGATTTTGAAGGTAAAATATTAAATACACAAATGAATACACATTTAAAAAAAATGTGATTGTTTTGATAGTGATGAACCTATGATTATTAGAGCGGGTATATCATTAGACGATATTAAGAATAAACACCCTAATATATGTGAAAGATTAGAAATTATAATAGATGACAAATTAAATTATTATAGTAGGTTAAAGTATGATAAAATTTAAAAACTGGTTGAAAAATAATTTTAATATTAAGTTTAGAAATTTTTTCTCAACATATTTATATATGTTGAAAAAAAGTCAAAAATTATTATGCTTATCGTGCCGAAAGAATGAAAGACAAACGAAACAATATTTTTGTAAGATGTGCCAAAATTCGCCATCCGTTAGAATGGTAGCAGATGATTTAATTGAAAATGAAAGAATAAAAGATTTAAATGAGTTAGAATTGAAAACAAAAGAATTAAAAAAAAAATGTGTGTTATACTTTTAAATATAAATGTTTTTGTCTTTACCTTGCCAATCTTTATTTGCTTTCTTTTCTAGTTTTCTTAATCGTTTATAATAGTCTGGTATTTCATTTAAATGAGCTAATACAATTTTTTTTGTTATATCATAATCGCCGTGTGTTATATCTCTATGTTCCATTTCAGCATTAAAGCCAAAATTAAAATCTTTTTTACTTACTATTTTAGGATTTAGTTTCAATTCCTTAAATATTTTATTCGTTGTTCTCATATCAACCATATTAAATTAATCTAAGAAAATTTAATTTAATATTAATATTTATTTTATGTTATAATATTATATATGGATAGTTCCGAATTAAAAGAAGCTATTAAGAAGAATAGGCCTAAAATTAGTGATAATAGTATTTCCACCTATGTTTCAGTATTAAGAAGCCTAATAAAAAAATATTCTAAACCAGACGACAAAATAAATTTAGAATGGTTTGAAAATCAAGACGAAATTATAAAACATTTAAAGGATGTAAAACCAAATTTAAGAAAAACAATTTTAAGTGCTTTAATAAGCATAACAGACGAAAAACATAATGAAAAATATAAAAAGGCTATGATGTCAGACGCTGAAGCCTATAAATCAGACAAGCTAAAACAAGAAAAAACACCAACTGAAGAAGCTAACTGGATTTCACAAGCTGACATATCTAAAAAAATTTTAGAAATGTTAAAGGATACTAAAAGCTTATGGAATAAATCAGATTTAGCTAAATCTGATTATCAAAAATTACAAAATGTTATTTTAGTAGCTTTAACATCTGGTTATTATGTGCCACCACGTAGAGCGGTAGATTGGACTAATTTCGCCGTTTCTGATATAGATGAAAAAAATGATAATTACCTAGATATGAAGAAAAAAGAATTTGTATTTAATAAATATAAAGGTTCAACAGAGAAAGGCGTTCAACGTGTAGCAGTTCCTAAACAGTTATTAGTCTTATTGAAAAAATTTTTAAAATTAAATAAACATAAATGGCTATTAGTTGATAGCCAAAATAAACAATTAAACAGCGTTAAATTAGCTCAGCATTTAAATAGGATTTGGGGAAAAAATGCCTCAGTGAATGTAATGAGACATAGTTGGATTAGTCATAAATATCCAGTTGTTAATGTTGCCGAAATGAAACAGGATGCGAAGGATATGGGAAGCAGTGTTAATCAATTTTTAGAAACTTATATTAAAAAAGAATAGTTAGCTCATAGAGTTTATAAAAAACGGGTTGGATTTCAGAATATATATATATAATTTTAAAATTTAACCCGTTTTCTATAAAACTTTAATTATCTAAACCTATTATATATATGTCTGAATTAGATTTAAATGATTTTGATTATAGAAAGAGTAAAAACAAACTGAAAAAATATGATGTATTTCGTAAAGGTAAATTCGTTGTCTCGTTTGGTGGAATTCACCCGAACGGAAAACCATATTCTCAATTCTTTGATAAATTGGCCGTCTATAGTGATTATAATAATAATGATGAAAAGAAAAGAGCTAACTATAAAAAACGACACGAGAAAGACCGACATAATAAATATAGTGCTGGATGGTTTGCTGATAAAATATTATGGTAAAAAAAAATATAATCTTATTATATTATGGGGATTTGTGATAAAATACAACAATTTTTTAGAGACATAGCAATTAAAGAAAGTTGTATAAGCAGTTGTTGTATAACTATAGTTGAAGATAAACACCATCACCATAAGCATAAACATAAGTATAAACATAAAGAGCAACACATAGAAAAAACCGAGGAAAAAAAAGTTTAAAAATGTTTAAAAATATTTAAAAATGTTTAAAAATATTTTCTAGGATAATATAATGTCAAGTTTTAAAAAGGATTATTCATTTGGAATAAAGAACGAGGATAAAGTGCTAAAACAATTAAATGATTATTTTGAAGATGGATTAATAATCAAAGCAAAGGACAAATTTTCTAAATATGATTTTGAAGGTAATTTATTTATATATGAATTAAAAAGCCGAAACAATGATTATAATGCTTATCCTACCACATTAATACCCGCCGATAAAATAATAAAAGGTAAAAATCAAATTTTTTTATTTGATTTTAAAGATGGTTTATATTATATTCACTATACTAAAAAAGAGTTTAAACAGTTCAAGCTAGAAGAATTTTGCCGAAATAAAAGAACTGATTACAATGATAAAAAAAATCTTTACTATTTTATACCTATTGAAAATTTAATTAAAATAAATATTTAAAATTTATTTTAAAAATGTTTAAAAAATTATTTTCTATTTATAAATAATATATAAATGGAAAATCAAACTCTACCACAAGAAAAAAAAGAATTTAATAATATTGAATATCAAAAAAAATATTACATAGATTATAAAGATAAACTTTTAGAAAGATTAAAACAAAAATCTAAATGTGAAATATGTAATGGTTCATATAGTTATGTTTCTAAAAATAGACATTTACAAAGTGCCAAACATAAAAAATTTATTACTTAATTTTTTTTGAAATGAGCCCAAGCCTCTTTAAGACTAACATTATTTTTAACTTTATAATTCATAACATCCTTAACACTAATTTTTTTCTTACCGCCTGATTTTGCCCCTCCTTCCATTTCATCACTTTCGCTATCTTCTCCTTTACCTTTTTTATTTGCTTTCTTTCTTCGTCTGCCTCCTTCTAACATTTCAATATCAAAGTTTTCAACTTTTTTCACTTTCTTTTTCTTTCTTCTTTTACCATCTCCTATTACTTCTTCACCTCCACCTTGACACTTCGCACAACCCGCATTCATATTTTGTAAATCCATTACTGGTTGGGCTCTCATTTCGTCATCGCTTGGATATTCAAAAACTCTACCACCTGTAAAATCATTTTTTACATAAGGGAAACCTCCAGAACCCCAAAATTGTTTATAGCCTGTATTTTCGTATGTGTTAAATCCTGTTGGATATGGCGGAAAACTCATTATATATAATTAGATTACATTATATTTTTTTTAGATTTTTTATATTCGTAATATAGGTATTTTATTATCGTTGATAAATTTTAATGAATATTCGTTTGTTTTTTCTAAAATATAATCATTAATTGGTTTTAATGTTTCTATTATTGTTTCTCCATCTTTCATATCTAATACATTTTTTAAATCTAAATAAATCTGTCTCGGGATATCTACTTCATAAATATTTGCTAATCTTGCTATTACACCGTTAATATGTATATTTATATAATTTAAATTATTTGGAACATTATAACCAAACTCAATAATATTAATTAAAACTTTTAAATCAGTCCTACACGAATTCAACAGATTTACATTTCCTTCTAAAAATTCTGATGCTATTTTCATATATTTATAATCTCTATCTATTCTTGATAAAGCGTAATACCTCTTTATATATTTTAATACATTTTGTGGTTTTAATAATAATAATGATAATCCATCTTGTCCTACCGCATATCTTATTTTTTGTGAACTACTTGCTGGATTTTCAAATAATACATTTGTCATTTCTAAAAATTTTGCTCTGCTTTTGCTAAAAAAAAATAAATCTATTTTATCTAATTGACTAGCTCTAACGGCATCTGAAAGTTTCAAAATATTACCCATACCTTCATCTTTATATCCGTTTGCTACCTCTTCTGGCTTCCATCTAATAGTAATTTGTAAATGTAATTCTTCATATAATTTGAGCCATTTTTTTAATAAATTGTCATCATTTAATTCGGGAATTTCTGTAAATTTTAATCCGTATTTACTTTGAAAAACTTTAAAAATTTGTGGGTTATATCCTTCAACTTTCATACTTTTTATACGTCCTATACTTTCTTCTAATGGAATTAAATATCTTTTCATACCTGCTTTAATATCTCCTATTATATATTTAGAACCATATTCGGGGTGTTTCATAATAGTCTTTACTATTGTTGTCATAGCAAAGGCGATATCATCCATTTCATCAAAACCTTCTCTAACATCAATGTCTCCAGATAAAAAAAAATTTTTAAATAATGAACTACCATAAACATAGGCATTTGTGGGAACTGCTGTTAATAAATGAAAAGCTTCAATAACATCTTCGGGATATTCATAATCAAATGTTTTCATTTTTTTAAAATTTTTTATGTCTGTAGGGCTTACACATACTTCACTAACGGGCTTGTTATCTATATCACAACTAAAAGATTTCTTCATTAAATATATATATATTATAATCACAAAAAAATTTATAATAAAATAAATAATATAGAAATAATTTATATTTTAAAATAAATTTCTAATTATAATATATATTTAATGTGTGAATTTATTGAAAAGCTATTTATAGAACAAATTAAACCTGAAGAAATTGATATTCAATTAGATGAGGAAGAAATATTTAAACATTATGATAAAGATAAAGACGAATTATTATGTATAATAGGAAAATTAAAAGCTGAAAATTATAAATTAACTCAACGATTGGTCGGCTTAGATATATGGCTAAAGCAAATAGTAGGCGAATTATATGAAGAGAATAAAAAATTAAAAGAAGAAATACAAACTGAAAATTTAGAACAAAAAAAAGATTAAAAATAAATTATTTTATATTATATTATAATACAAAATGACAGATAATAATATTAGTGAAGTAAAACCAATGAAAATTAAAAAATGTGTTGTATGTGAAACAGAACACAAAATAAATTATATATATACACATTACAAAAGCAAGAAACATTTAAAAAATTTGAATAAAAAAAATGTATCTTATCTAGTTTCTGATAATGGATTAGATGGGAATTATAAGCATCTATTAAATAATGTTGATAATATTTTAGATGTTTGTAATCATTTAAAAGGCTATATTAACGAACAATTTAATAAAATTCATTCTAATAATTTAATTTCCTAATCTAAATTAATAATATGTATAAAAGTGGTATTTATCAAATAGGAGCAGGACATAAATATAATTTGTTAGGTTTTCCAGTTGGTTTTTATACTAATAGAGGATTAACTGATATGGCAGAATTCGTAAGCAGACCATTATTAACAGTTAATGAATATATGAGCGGTGGAAATACAAACCCATTATATAATATTGGATATGGTGAAGAAGAAAAACATATTAAAAAAATGGAACAATTAGATAAGGATTTAACGAAGCACGAAGCATTACATACAAAAGATGTAGAACAAATAAAAAAAATAATCAAAAAAAATAAACCAATGTTAGAAGGAGATTTTAATGAAAATCCAATGGATGAAGACGAAGAAACACACGTTAAACAAATGAAAAAAATAGCAACAGCTTTATTAAAACACGAAGGACTAGACAAAAAATCAAAAACCCAGATTAAAGCAATATTAAAAAAATATAAAGGCTTAAAATATAAACCAGTAGTAGAAGGAGGTAAGAAAAAAAGTAATATGAAAGGTAAAGGTTTTTTATCTGATATGTTTGGCACTATTGGAAGCGTTTTAGGAACAATAGGAAAGCCAATTTTTGACAATGTCCCAGCTTTAAAACCATTTTCGGGTTTATTAGGTGATAATTCTGCTTATGGTTTAGCATCTAAAGGTTTAAAATCAATAGGTTTAGGAAGAGGAACAGGAGGACGAAAACTAATTCGTTTAGATAGACCTAAGCCAAGTAATAGAGACAATTTGGAGAAAATGCCTTTTGTTGTTGATGATATAGCAGGAGGTAAGAAAAAAGGCGGTAGAAAAATAATAACCCCAGACCATCCAAAATATAACGAAGTTGTTAAAGGATGTGGAGCAACGCCAACATACTTAGACGGAACGCCAATTTTACCAAGACCGCCAGGAATACCACCAGCAAGAAAAGTAAAAAAAAGAGATATAATATATTAACATATTTTTTTTACAAGATTTTAAATTTTAATATATTTTTTTGTTATTATAATATAATAATAACAAATGGAAAATGATTTTTGTTTTAGTTTTGAATGCGGAAAAAGATTAGCAATAATAAAATCAAAAGGGAGCAACAACGGAAAAATAATTCATTTATATGATAAGAAAAAAAAATGTTGTAATCTTTGCGAGGGAAAATGTAAAGGTAAAAAAAAATGTTGTGAAAATTGTTGTATGTCATACCATAAAGATGGAATAGAACAAGACAATATAACAACACATATTAAATTAGGTGAAGGCGAATATTTTGAAGAAATGCCAACAAATGAACCAAATCAAACGAATATTGTTATGATATCAGCCAAAGCAGGAGCGGGAAAATCTTATTATTTGAAACAGTATATACAAAATTATAAAAAATTATATAAGGATAACAAAATTTATTTAATGAGTGAAAGCAATAAAGATAAATTATTAGATGATTTAGTTAAGAGAATACCATTAGACCAATTCGTTGAGAGTGAATTAGAATGGTCTGACATTCCAGATAATAGTTTATTAGCTTTTGACGATATTGACTGCTTAGAAAATACCCGAGAAAATGGTTTTTTAAAAAAAAAATTATATCACTTAATGAATAGTTCTATTCAAAACGCCAGAAAAAAAAGTGTTTCTATAGTTCAGACAGTTCATTGTGCTACTGACGGGCAAACAACTAAAATTATGTTGTTGAGTTGTTCTTCATTTGTATTTTTCTTAAATAGTGTAAGCATTCAACATAAAAACGCTTTGAGTAAAAATTTAGGTATATCAAAGGAGAACATAAAAAAAATATTATCTATGAAAGGGCGTTGGGTGTGTGTTTTCAATATGACCCCTATGGTTATTATGGGAGAACAAGAAATTTATATTTTAGGTAAAAACTAAATTTCAATAAAGTTTAATCATTATCATTTTTATAGAAAACGGGTTGGATTTTATAATATATATATATAATTTTAGAATTTGACCCGTTTTCTATAAACTCTATAAGATTACAATATCCATTTTTTCATATTATTTATTATAATTATCTAGATTATAATATATGAATGAACCATTAGGCGGAGATGAAATTACAAAAGCTTTATATGGTAAAGTAAAAGTTTTATCATACGACGAACTTTTAAAATTTGATACAATTGAAGAAGCTTTTTACCCATATAATAGGCTTGTAATACTTTATTATTGGGATTTTTCAGATAATACAAAAAACGGGCATTATGTAGCAATAAGAAGAGATAAATTTAGAAATAGAATATATGTATTTGATAGTTATGGGCGTTTTATTGATGATAATTTAGCAGATATAGACCCCTATAAGAGAAAACAATATAAAGAAGATTATAAACAATTAACATATTTATTATTAAAATCACCCTATAAAATAGAATATAATGAAATTCAATTTCAACAAAATAACTCGTCAGTGTGTGGTAGATATGCCATATATTTTTTATTAAGAGATGATTTAGATTTAGAAGACTTCCAAAATCTATTTAGTAAAAAAGACTTTAAAAAAAATGATGAACTAATTTTAAAATTAACAAATTTCGTTTAATTTTTATCTATTATAATAATATATAGATAAAAATGAATTCTAACAATAAAAGCCCTTTGTATTTCAACATACAGCAATTAATAGGTTATAATCAATTAACAACAAGACCAGCAGATATTAATAAACAAACATCAGTATTAGAAATATTCAATGATGCCCCATTTTTACAAAATGCTAATAATTTTTTTATAGGAGTTCAAAGAGCTTTAATTCCAACAAGCGGAATTCCTCGTTTAATTGTGCCACTAGCCAAATATAACATAGACGGAACCATTAATACAAATCCAAATAAATTATTATATGTTGTTTCGTTAGCTTATAGAGATATAGCAGGTAATGTTATTTTTAGTATCAGTGAAAATGTTATTTTTCAACCAGAAACAAAAGGCGAACCACTACCTACAGTTATAAATGGGACACAAGATTTTATAACTAATAAAACATATTATTTTGTATATGATATTCAGACAATATTAATTTCAGTAAATCAGACCTTAATAGATATGTGGGGATTTTTTAAAGTTGGATGTGCTAATTTAGGTGTTGATACTACGTTATGGACTAATATACCCTTTTATTCTTTTGATTATACAACTAATAAATTTACATTTAATGCCGATGAACGATATTGCTTACAAGACCCAATAACAACATACCAAGCAAACGGAACACCTATATATACACAACGAGCAAGAGTTGAAGTATATACTGATACTTTATTACAAGATTTAATACAAAATAAAACTATATATTTTACAGAGGATACAAGATATACAAAATATTTAATTCTTTTACAAGTGGTTTCAAAATTAGACGGAGCATATACATTAAATAATAATATATTAACTATGACAGCGTGGAAATCATCTTTAAATATGTGGTATGCTTTAACAAAATTAGTTTTTACTATTAATTACGGAATACCTACAAAATTAGAGTATCAAAATCAAATAAGTTCCGACGGCACATTAACAGTTAATACAGCTAACACTATAACAGCAGGTGTTAGGCCGTTAAGACCTATTTTAACAGATATACAGGTAGATATAGACCTTTTCGCATTTAATAATAATTTTGCTACATATCAAACCTCTTCTATTTCTCAAGTTAGATTAATAGATATAACAACCAACCAAGATTTAAAAGATTTTCAAATATCCGTCTCGTGGATTTCAAATTATAATATTAGTTATGATTTAATTATTCCAACAGGGCAACCATTAGATTTAAAATTAGCCTTTTTCCCAAAAACAACAACTTTAATTTAAATAGTTCTAATTATATTTATTTTATTCAAATAAATATAATTTTCTAAAAATTTTTTTATAACTATAATTATATATATTATGTCTAACATTATCCCTCAAGATTTAAGAGAAAATATTATAGAAGTGAGAGAAGGCCTATTGGATTTTACTGTTCCAGCCATTGTAGTTCAAAAACCATCTAATTTATTAGCAATTAATTTAAATCAAACAAATACATTTAGTGCCTCAGCAATTAGTGTTAAATTAGAAATTCCAAACGAGTTTAACGTAGTTCAAAAAGAAATATTATGGAAACAAAGATTTTCAGTTAAAGTAGCTGGGACATCATACACTAACGGCGTTTTAGAAGCAAATAGACCAATCTATGAATATGGATGTTTCGCCCCTCGTTCTAATGCCTTATCTAAAATTGTTAATACCGCAACTATTACATTAGGTGGTTCATCTTATTCTTTAACTTTGGGTTCAGTTGTTGATATGTTAGAAAGATATAATACCGTAGCCCCCGAAAAATACCGCTCTCAATTGTCTCCCGTTTGGTTAGACCAAACTATTAATAACGATGATTTAGCAGGAACCCCCAGAAATCCATTAGGTGGTTTTAAAGATACTGGTTGCGAAGATGGAATGGCTAGAAATACCGTTCCCTTTTCAGTTAGTAAAAATTCAGCAACTGAATTTGAATTTGAAATTGAATTAGAAGACTATTTACCAGTTGCCCCTTTAAAATCAAATATTAATTTATCTGGTGGAGGTGGTGATTATGGTTTATCTCATTTAACAAGCGTCAATTTAGATTTAACCTTTTTCGCAGGTGCTTTAGGTCAAAGGCTTTTTAGCTTTGCTCGTAATCGTGCTGGTGGAAATCTTTTAAATATTACAAATATTGATGTTCAATTATTACAACCCGAATTCCGTTATATTACAGTTTCTACAAATATGGATGCCGTGCCTAATTTGGTTTATTACCCCCTTAAAACAGTTGAAAGATTACCCCAAACTTTCAATATTCCTAATGGCGGTGTTTCAACAACCGTAAGCTCTCCAGTTATTACCGTTTCACGTATTCCTACCGCAGTTATGTTTGCTCTTAAACCTACTCAAAATTTAATGTTGTATGCTAATAGGGGGACAACTTTCGCAACTTCTCAAATTGACGGCTCCCAACGTTCCGACCATTTTACCCGAATTACTAACGTTCAGGTAAATTTTGACGGTGCTACTTTGCTTTCAAATAGTAAAGCGTGTGATATTTATAAAATGTGTGCTGAAAATGGTTTGGTTGATAATTATGCTATATTTAATGGCTTACCAGTTCCCGCTGGTTTGAATGCCGTAAATGGTGGCGGTAATTATCTGCCTAGAACTATAACCCCCTCTGGTGCTTGTGTCCGTCTTGAATTTGGGCGTAATATTTCACTTCGCCGAAATTTAGCTCCTATGGTTTCTTACAGAACACAATTTCAAATTCAAGCAAACGTTCAAAATTTTGACCCTAATTGTGAAACATTTGATTTAATGACCGTGATGTGCTACGACAATATTATGTGTGCTTGGGATACCAATCTGACGGCCATTTCGTATGCTCCTCTATCCGAAGGGGATGCCATAAACGCTCATCGTAAAAATAATATGGTTCATTCTGATTTCTTAAGAGACCCTCAATTAAATGGAACTGGTTTGTTTGATGGTGGTTTATCAAAAATTATATCACACGCTAAACACATTTTACCCCATATTAAACAATTTTATGATAGCTCAACGGGTCAAATGCTTAGAGGTAAAGTGAGAGATTATTTGAAAGGTAATGATATGGCTACTAGTGCTATGAATGCCGTTGGTTTTGGAAATAGTGGCGGTGCCCCATCAGGTGGTGCTATGGCTTCTAAGAATATGCTTAAACATTCATTACTTTAAATAAAAAATTTTTAATTAAAATTATTATATATACTTATTATATATATAATATGAGTTCTTCAATAATTGACTTTGTTAATTGTAATATTGAAAAAAATTTGGGAAATAACAAATATATAAATGATAAATTTTTTGATGTGAAAGAGATTAACAGCGAAATAATTTATCAAAATAATGTATTAGTTGCTACACAAACCGATATTAACACATTACAGCAAGAAATAGACAATATACCAGCAGGAAATCCTAATGTTTGGATAAATGGAGCAGGTGAAACAACAACAAACCAACAAATATTATTTACTGACAACTCACAAAATGGAGCTATAACAAGTGATAAATTATATTTTGATACAGAAAATAATTTTATTTATTTAAACGGTGAAGTTATGCCCGTAAGAAGTGAAATTGATGATTTAATAACCCGAATAGGTGAAACTAATTTAAGGATAGATGAAACTGATGGCACAGTAAGAAATCAATCTCATAGGATAGATGATTTAGAAACATTAACAACTAATCAAGGTAGTGATATACAATCTAATACTGACCAAATAGCAAATCTAACACCTAGAGTAAATAGTGTAGAAGCCCAATCACAAACTAACACTGACCAAATAGCAAATCTAACACCTAGAGTTAATTTTGTAGAAGCCCAATCACAAACTAACACTGACCAAATAGCAAATCTAACACCTAGAACACTAGCTTTAGAAACATTAACAGGACAACAACAAACAGACATTGGTAATTTACAAACTAATGTATCTAATAACACAACTAATATAAGCACTTTACAAGGCAATGTAAGCACTTTACAAGGCAATGTAAGCACAAATACAAATGATATAATAGAATTACAAGGAGACTTAAATAATTTATCAACTTATACTTCAAATAGTGTTTCATCATTACAAGGTCAAATTACAACAAACACCAGTAATATAACAACAAATAGCAGTAATATAACAACCTTACAAGGTCAAGTATCAACAAATAGCAGTAATATAACAACCTTACAAGGTCAAGTATCAACAAATAGCAGTAATATAACAACCTTACAAGGTCAAGTATC